GTCTATGAAAGCTAAATATCCTCCTTGAGCTAACCCTGTTAAGGGGTAGTCCCGAGTGTGGACATGAAGCTGCTTCATAAGATTAGAATCTGCGAAGGCTTGCACCGTTACATTCATCAAGATGTTCTTACAAACATCAGGTGATAAAACGGGCAATTGGTAATTATTCTTAGTGATCAATGAATTAATTCATTGGTCAATAGGAATACGTCCATGTATTGTATTCAATACACCCTCACAGAGTGAAGCTCTATAATCAAGTTTCTTTACGAACCTTGATGGTAGTTCTTTCACAAAAGAGTGATAAACTGAGATACTCTTAGAGATTGAAACTTTAGGTATAAAGTTCTTAGCATTGAGTTCAAAAAGAAGAGTAGTCAATTGGGTTACCCCTTTTGAGCACTCTTTTAATGCACTAAATGGGAATGGAGTTATCTCCACGCCGTCTAAATAATACCTCTTTGCAAACTCAAAGAATCTTTCAGATTTATGAGTTTTCAGAGGAGAATATGTTAGACCTAAGTCTTTAATCACCTTCATGTATAAATCCCCCACATCTTTATTACCAATTACTATATCATCACCGAGTAGGGCATATGGTAAAGACTTCCAGTCTAAACCTAGTACCTTACAACAGTAGAAGATAATGTAGTGGTGTGTCAATGCAAAAGAGTTGAAGGATGAATAAGCCCCCATAGGGTTACCTACGTTATAGGTGACCTTACGATTTTTATAATCGAAAGGGTACTTAACCATCACTCTACTTCAAGCATCGACATAAGGATGTGGCAATTGAGCTTTAAGTAGATTACTTATCATTTGTATAGGGAATCTATCAGTAGCGGCCGAAAGGTCAACACTGTAGAACACCTTTGCATTAATAAGTGTCTTCTTAAATTTCGATTGGTCGAGTGAACAATCTTGAGGTATTTTGGCCAAAGTATTAGCAAGATACCGGTGGAGAGGTTTAAGGGCTGCTTGACTTCATCAGTCAAGTATTCCTATAACCCTTGTCTTTCCTTCCTTATCGGGGAAGTAGGACAATCTCCTAATGGAGTCTCCACCAAATATCTTCATATATTTTGATACAAAATACACTAAGAAAGACTGATTCCTTAGCTG